AAAAGACTTTTAAATCTAAATCTCATGCAAGACAATCGCAAATAATTAACTTAATTCATCAAAGAGTAAGAGCTGCTTATAAAAATGCAAAAGACACAAAAGTAAAAGCTAGACTTAAAAAAGCATATGATTATGCAAAAAAAAGAAAAGAAGCGTCTAAAAGAAAAACGCAAAGAATGAATAAAACTAAAAATAAGTAATAATTATTATAGACAAGAGGTTATTATGAACGATTTGTTTTTATTAGAAGAATTTATAAAAGAAGCTTTGATAGACGAAGCTCGTAAGAAAAAGCGCAAAAAGCGAAAGTCTAAAAAGAAAAGTACTAAATATCCAAGCCAGTATAAGGCAAAAGGTAAAAGAAGAAAGAAACTAGACACAGCAACTAGACTTGCTAAGAGTGACAGCGAAGCTGATCGGCAAAGAGCTTACAAGATGCGTGACAGAATGGAAAAGTCTGAACGTAAGAAAAAAGGATTTAAAAACGTCCCAAGACATGATTCAAAAAAGTAGAGTAGTAACATGAATGATTTATTTTTATTAGAAGAATTTATTAGAGAAGCATTAATTGACGAAGCACGTAAAAAAAAGAAAAGAAAATCCAGTAAAAAGAAAAAGAGCTCTTCATCAGGAAAATTATCAGATACTACTAAAGCTACTTTAAAAAAGAAAGCTGAAAAACGTGGATTAACTCCTGGCTCTGTTTATGCTGAGTATAGAAAAGGTTTGGCTGCTTGGGCAACTAGTGGTAGTAGAAAAGGCATGTCACAACATCAATGGGCACACGCAAGAGTTAATTCAGCAAATCCTTCTAAGGCATGGGCTGTAGTTAAAAAATCAAAAGCTAAAAAGAAAAAATAATAAAAAAAATTAAAGACTAATCTTTTTTTTCTTGTGTATTTAAACTTCTTCCTCCAAAATTATCTTTTAACCATATTTCAAGTATACTTGAAATATCACCACGTTGTAAAATAAAATCTTTTAATTTCATGTTTTTTGATTTTTCTAGTTCACCAATATAATAGACGATGAACTTTTTTTCTATTTTGTCGTCTATTATATTTGAGTAGTATGGGTCGATATTTAAAGGCTCATTTTTTTGTGTTTGCTTTTTAGGCCTTAGACTGTCTATTGTTTTAGCAAGACCCATACTTCCTGCTTTTTGAACTAAAGCATCAAGAACAGTATCTTTTATTGCACCAGATGGATCAACTATCTCACCTACATCACTTATAGCATCAAATACATCTAAGGTGCCTAAAGAACAAAATTTAAATATTCCTAAGCCTATTTTTTTAAATCTTTTTTTTGAAATATCTCCTTTTAAAGTGTCAATAACATCTTGCACTTTAATATCTTCTGTCATACTTTTTACAGCTGTCTGTAAATTATTTTCATTTAAGTATACTTTAATATAAGCTTTTATTAGACTAGACATTTATATAATACCTTTTATAATTCATATTTATAAATATGAATCTAGAGAGGTAAAATGAAACCATATTATTATATTGCTGAAGTTGTTAAAGTTTACGATGGTGATACATGTACATGCGTTGTAGACTTAGGTTTTAAGCTATCAGCAAGAATCAAAGTCAGACTCGTAGGTATTGACACACCTGAAATTAGAACTAAAGACTTAGAAGAAAAGAAAAAAGGATATGAAACACGTGATTGGCTAAGAGAAAAAATTCTTGGTAAAAAAGTTATGCTTCATACTGCAAAAAAAGGTAAATTCGGAAGATGGCTAGGTACAATATGGGAAATTGAAGAAGATAAACTTGAGTTCGAAAATAGCTATAATGGCAAATTAATATCTGAAGGCTTTGCAAAAGTGTATAGTGGTGGTAAAAGATGAATAAAAAATCTTATAGTTTAAAAAATTCTTTAAATCTACTAAATGAATTTCAAATGTCAAGTACCCCAATAAGTTTAAGTAATGCTACAGTTAGTTTAAATGATATTGATTTGTTTTTTAGAAGTATTGAAAACAATGAAATAATATTTAATATGGAAAACAACAGCAGCTATAATTACTTAAGTTTTAAAGAAATTTTATTAATTTGTTGTCTATTAGAAGAGTTAAAAAATGACAAATTAAACGAGACAGTTACATTAAAAAATTCAATTAAGAAAGAATTTTCTTTTTTGTTTGAACAGATTACTAGAACAGAAGAATTTTCTATTAATAAATTTTCTTCTTTTATAAGAAGTTTAGTGCATAAAATTTCTGGTATGGAAATAAAAAAACCAGTCTGGCAATTTCAAGAAGAACGCAACATAAGTAAATTTGAATGTGACTTCTTTGAAATGACAACACCAGGAAATTATACTGGTAAAAAAGAAGATAGAGATCCACCTGAAGTTAATGTAAGTATAAGTCGTGACTTTGAACAATTAGTTAGTCGTTCTGCATTTATTAAACGAAATGCAGGATTTTATTTTGAAGATTTGCTAATGAGTATATACTCAGACAATGATGAAATAAATTTAAGATCAAGCTCTTCAAAAGAAAAAATTGCTTCAATTATTACAATATTATTAAAATATGACGGAAGACGTAATTATAGTAAAATGAATTTTTCAGAATCTTTTAATAAAATTTCTGGATATAATTTTGATGCTATTAATTATGAAAATATGTTAAAGATGCACAAGGCAAAAGTTATAGGCTTACCTAGAAAAGAAAAGATTGGAAAAACATTATTTGATGACGAAAATAACATTGAAATAATTGACGCTAATTCAATACAACACAATTGCGGTTTTGACTTTTTAATGTTAGGATCTAATAACCGTGGTAGTATAATTGATTTAAAAACACACCATGAAAGCTCTATATCAGGTTTTGATACTAATTCTATTTCAACTAACACCATACACTTTTTAAATTCTATATTAAAAGTAATAAATAACAACGATGAATATGAAAATCTACAATTTAATAGCATTGGTTTGTTTAAAGTTAGTTGGGAAATTTCTAACAAAAATATAAAAATTAATAGATTTGAAATAAGGTATGATAGTGTAGAAGATTTTGTAAGTAGTATAAAAGCAGATACAAATTCAAGCTTGAAGCTAACAGACAGTAAAAAAACTATTAGCATGAAAGAAATAAACAATAATGAAATAGTAACACAAAGCTATCGCAACATTGATGTACAAAGTTCTTATAATGATATGTTTAATGCTTGGTCTAAAAATGCAGAAGATTATTTTGATTTTATTGACAATAAAATTGTTATTCCTGCAGAAATTATATTGAATGGCGAAAATGAAAAAAAGAAATTTGTCAATGCTGTAAAAGCAATCGTCAGCTCTTCAGTAATTAATAATTACCCGCAAACACAAATATTCAGTGACGAAAACAAAATTAGAATAATAGACGCTTTTGTAATAGAAGGAAAAAAAATAATCAAGTATAATCCTGATCCTCCCACTCAAAAGAAAGGAGGAACTGTGCCTACTGAGGCGGAGAAGAATAAAAAAACAACAACAGACAAGCGTTATTTTTATAATTCTACTTTAGTTATAACAATAATGAATAATCTAAGCTTGCAGAATAAAAAAGACAAACGCTTTCAAGAAATTCTAAGTATAGCTAATGACATAAATGCAAAAGCAAATACACAAAGTAGAAGACTAAATATAAGTGGAGAAGAAAGTGCTCCTTATTTTCAAAAAAGCATAAAAGACATACTAAGTCAAATAAATTTTGATGTTTAATTCAAAGCATGACTAAAAAATATAAGAAATATATTGATTTATAATTTGTTTGCTTCCTAAGAAATAAACAAGCAATTCTTTTAATTCTTCACTTTCTTGTGAAGCTGCTAGTAAGTATCTTAGATCAGAAGCGTGATATTGTGATGAATCTTTTCCATCTATTTGTGAAGGTAAGCTTTCGTATATTCCTAGATCTTGACATTTTTGTACGTACTCAGCAGGTAATGTCACAGGTGGACATGCATTCTGTCTAGGATCTTGTATGTCCAAGTAATCAGCTATGTTTGCGTACTCTAAAAGTCTATCATATCTATCAGAGTCATCAGATTGTACTTGTTCTGTTCCTATAATTTTTTCTGATGTTCCTTTAATTTTATCGTAAGTTAATTTTGAAGAAGAGCCTAGATAAACTTTAGTGCCTTGTTTAAGTTTGTCAGAGCCTTCTACTAACATCGATACAGCAACTTCTATAGGATTAGAAGCAGGACTAACTATAACACTAACTTTACCAGAGTCAACCAAGTCTTTTGCTAATATTTTCCATAAAACAGTCGCAACATTACCGTCAATTGACTTATTACCAATTCTTCTAACAGACTGCTCATTTCTTGGGTCTGTGACCAATATAAGAGCTTGATCAACACCTTGGTCCATATAATGTTTAAGCAATTGTAAATGTCCAACATGAGGAGGTTTGAATGAACCTGGTAGTATTAAAACTGTTTTTGTATCTTCTTTTATGTCCCAGTTTATTCTTTGACTATAAACTCTAGGAAACCTTGACGGAAAAAGTCCGACAGTATTAAAACCCATCAACTGATTAATAGGCGCATAAGTTCCTGTAAATTTAAATCTTTTGTTTTTAAAATTATATACAATACCTTCTATTGCTTCTATAGAAATGTTAGATGCTTTTTGCACGATATCACTTTTATTTGATCTGTCAACTTGAATTCCTAGTTTTGTGTTTTGTCTAACAATAAGTGATTCAATTTTACTAACATGTCTGTTTAGCTTTAACTTCATAGGATCATCATCTCTGAGATCATAAAAGTCTTGTAGAGCTAAAACCAAATCAGCAGTCATTTTTTCAGACTGCGCTTTAGCAGTTTCTTTTGACATCAAGTTAGACTTTCTACCTTGAAGCATTTCTACTCCTAAAATAAAAAATAGCTCTGTTATTTCTTTAAAAGAATTGTTAAATGTACTCATTATAGATGGCATAGCAGACGATAAATACTTGTTATCTTTTTGCCTAAATGCACCAGTTGACTCTACTGCTTTTTTCAAATCTTTATCGGTAAAAGCTTTTTTTATTGCTGTGCTCTTAAGATCTTTAAAGTCCTGATTCGTTGCTGGAAGTCTTCCTACTTTCATTGCTATATTATAGACAATAAACCCTGATAGTAGTTTTGCGTTTTCTTCGGTCATTCCTTTGTCTGAAAAATCTGCAATCAATAGATTTTTCACAGACTCTGCTTGATCTTGACATACTGCTTGTATGTATGAAACTTTTACGTCTCTTAATGTAGCTTCATCTGTTAAACCTGATTTTCTTTTAACATTGTCAATAATTCCTAATAATTCTTGAACTTGTAAATCTTCTAATTGATTTAACATAATTTTGTTTTCAGTTGAACCTATTAAATTAAAATCAAACTCTTCGTGTTGATTAGGATCGTGTTCTACTCCTTTTACAGCTGAGCTAGAAATTCGAATAATATTATTTAAGTTTTGTGAATTAAAAGATCTGATGAATTTGCTATATCTTTCATCATTGTAATTGAATTCTGTAACTGATACTCTTTTTCCAGAAGGTTTTGTATAATAATCTTTTAATTCGTGAAAAGATATTGTAGGGCTGTCATATTTTATTTGTATTGGTCTTTTAGGAAAAACAATTTCAGTATTTACATATGTACCTGCGAATGTTGCACCATCAGGTATTTCTGCTGAGTCTTCTGCTGAGGGCTCAGAAAAAACTGCTCTTAAAGTATCAGTAGGAATTCTAGCACAAGCTCTTGCAATAACTTCACATCCTAGTATAAAAACTTCACTTGCTGGATGTGATTCGTATTCTTTTTTTATTCCGTTTAAATTTAAAGATCTATCTCCTACTTTAGTTTTAGATCTAAGAAAATAAACATCGTTGTTAAAATCAACGTTACCGTGTTCTGCATCAACAAACAATGCAAAGTGCATGTTAAAGCCATCAATTTTTTCTACTGCTTTAGACTTTCCTTTGTCATCTATCATTCCACTTGATGCATCAATTATTATTTCCTTTATCTCTTGTAGGGTAAGTTCATTGTCGTCATAAGGATGTTGCATGTGGCCGCCTGCGCCACCTTCAAGCATGATATCAATAATAGAATGTCTGTTTTTTCTTTTATTATCAAATAATTTTTTAATATAATATGTAATATTATTTTTCATATGTTCCTCGTTTTTAATTTGCAAACTAATTATTCTCCACAAGGCTGAATTATACACTCAGAATCAGGTAGCCTGTTTTCCATTGCTTCTTCGCAACTATTTGCTACTGATAGTTCTGGTGCCCACGACCACGTATTCATAGCAACAAATCCGCTGTGAGAAGGATATCCGTTTAAATCATATACAACGATTTCAGATAGCTTGACATACCTGCTAGTCTGTCTAAAAAAAACTCCGTATCTTCCTCTAGGAATATATGCACTATAGCTAAAAGTAGTGCTGCTTGTAGAAGAATCAACAACTGTCTTAGCAAGACTTTCTGAATTTGCCTCTGATACTGTTTTGCCGCTAGTTACACTTTCTGACATGTTCCATATTCTATTTGAAGATAAAGCAGATGTCTCTGTTATTGTATTTGACGTAGAACTTGATAAAACATATGTACCACTTAAAGAATGACTTCTGGCGCTATTCTGGGCACTGCCGTAAGACCTGCCTGATTGTGAGCTTCCTCCCGTAGAATATCCTCTTGAAGTAGTGTCAGTTTCAGAATTTGTGTCAGAATTAGAATTTCCCCATCCTGCATTTACTCCTGCACTTACTTCTACTTTTCCGCTAGCTTTTGCTAAAAAAGGTAAAGATCCTTCTCCTGAAAATCCGGTTGTTACCCTTCCATCTACACCTGTGCTCGAGCTGTCTGTAGTAGTATTAGATGTACCATTAGTTTCAGATTCACCTAACGACCAAGTCCAATTTTCTCCATCATTAGTACTATAAGATATGTTTGATGTTTCACTATCAATGTATTCATTAGCCTCTGTTTGACCAAAAGTTTCAGCCTCAGATAAAGAAGATGAAAGTATAGTACTTTCTGTCTCGCCAATAGATATACCTTCTGTTTGGCCTGATGATGTGCTAAAAATGTTACTGTTTGTCCAACTATTGTCTATAGTTATAGAAACACTATTTTGTCTTGTTTCTGACACAGATTCTGAATATTGAACGTTGTTGCCTATTGAACCGGGTATACAACCTGTAACAGGAACAGGTTCATAGACTTCAGCTAACTCATGCTTTCCATAATGCTTAATTTCTATAGGTCTTACTACTTTAAAAGGCAAAGCAGTTTCAACAATGTTTCCTTCAGTATCTTTTGCTTCTATCATTAATGTTCCTATATAAGAAGAATATTCTTTAGGAACACTTTTAAACGATATGTTTTCTATCCAATCTTCACTGACTGCATCATTAAATTTATGTTCAATAGAAAAGTTTTCATAAGGTGTAATAAAATTATATGTAATACTATTTGCAGCAATCTTATAAGTACTTATACTAATTTTTGAAAAAGTATTTTGAACAACGTTCCCTGTTAAAGATTGACAGTCTTTGGTTACACAAAAACTTTTTACAATAATTGAAGGCTCTATTTCTACAGGATGATAAACTACATAGGTTTCATCTTTTCTTAAGAATTCTATTTTAAAAAAGTAATTCTCATAAAACATTATCCTTGAATTAACAAATCTATTTATGTAGAATATTTTGTCATAAAACTGTGTACCGTAATTTTCAACTAAATGTTTACTGCTATCAACTAGCTTTACACTTACATTATCATATTCTAAGTTGTTAGAATATTTTATTTTTACTTGACTTCCCGAGTAAAGCCTGTCATTTACTTCTATGTCAGGTAATGCTACAGAATAGTCTTGTGCACATCCATATGTTATTAATAAAACAAAAAAAAATTTTTAATTAAATTGATCATGTTTGCTTTTTATCTTTCTTTATTTCTCGTAATACTGTAATCTTTTTCAACTTTATTTAAAAAATTAAAAATAGTTTTATAGATCTCGTTTAGTTGTGTTTTTAAAAGTTCTAAAGTTTTTTCATCTTTAAAAGCTATAATTTGTTTTAAGTCTCTATTAGCATATTGCTCTACATCTAACATATATTCGTAGCATCTTTTAATCAGCTGTTCAATATTTGATTTTTCTTCTTTGTAAACTGATTCATTGCTATTAAAAAGTCTAGAAAAAAAGCTTTTCTTTTTAGGACTAATCCTAGCAGAAGTTACTTTTGGTTTAAACGACTTATTATTTTGCATTTCTTCAATACTTCTTTTTAATGTCAGTATTTCTGTGTTTATTACTTGCAGGTTTACTTTTAGTCTTACGTCGCCTTTAAACAATTCGATTATATCTAAATCTAAATTTGATCTCTCGTAGCTCTTAATTCTTCTAGCAATTTCTCTTGCAGTAGTTATAAAGTGAACTGTTTGATTTTGGTAATCTTTTCTAAAGTCACTATGTGCTGCAGACTTTGGTAAATATTCTTTTGAAAAAGAATTATCTGGTTTCTTCTTTCCTTTTTTGCCAAAGAAAAATTCGTTAAGATTACTTTCTGCTAGCAAATCATTTACCATTGACTTTTTTATTTCTAGCCTTAAATCTTCGTAACCCATTTCTTTATCTAGACAATGCTTCATAACTTTTGAAGTTAAATAGTCCGTAATATCTGAAAGATCTTTTCTACTTGTTGCTAGCTTATAGTGGCACCACTCAGGTAAATCGTCATGATCATTAAGTGTTATATAAAGATTATACAAGTCTTTTGCCATAGTTAACAATGCGCGCTTTGCCATCTGTCCTTCTTTTGAATCAGAAGCTTGATGGCCATAGTCAAAATTTCTACCTTCCATGATTTATGTCCTATAATGTCTTTTATTTAAATTAATTTGTTCTATAGCATGTTCTTCACTAGGAACAAACGCAGAAGAGCCTGTTCTTTGACATTCTCTTTGACACCATAACATTATTTCTCTAGACTGAACTTCGTTTAAACCATACTTTGAAACAAGCTCTAATAAACTTAGAGACCTTAACATTTCGCATTCAGCTTCAGTAAGATTTGATTTTGCAAAACACTTGCCAAATGCAAGGTTAAGTTTATCTTCCTTTTTCATTATTTCTCCTAATTTCGTACGTATCTTTTTCATTATCTTTGTCAAGAGTAGAAGTCTTATTGATTTCTTCAATTTTCTTCTGTTTTTTATATATATGAAGCAATTGATGAATAGGAAATAAACCAAACCAATTTGTTTTCATAAAAACAACATTATTCTGGAATGTCTTTAAAGCTGTTTTTTTTGCGACGTCGCCTTTTAGGCTTTTCGACAGGCTCTTCTACTTGAACAGGTTCTTCTACTTGAACAGGTTCTTCTACTTGAACAGGTTCTTCTACTTGAACAGGCTCTTCTACTTGAACCGGTTCTTTAGTCTCAATACTTTTAAGATAAAACTCTAATGCACTATTCCAGTATTGATTATCTGGCGGGAAAACATTTCTTTTTATTAAAAACTCAGAAAAACTTTCATATGTTTTGCTTGAAGAATTTTTAATCCAATTAATAATATTAAATTTCTTACGGTTTGCAAAAACTTTATACTTTATACTTTTCATTATCTGCCTTTCATTATTTCAATTATAGAGCTTTGAAAGTCTGGGGATTGAGCTATCTTTTTTATTTTTTCGTCAGAATAGCTAATAGAGAAATCTTTAGTTATACCTTTTACAACTTTACAAAATCCTCGTGTAATATAGTTTCTGACAGATGAGTGATTCATCTTGTGTCCATCTTTTGTCATTATTTCTGCTATAGATCTATAGTCTAAGCCGTCATAGTCATTTGTTGTAACGTATTTTTTATTTTTCATTAAGATAGCCTTTCATTTCTTCAGTAACTGGAAAATTTTCTAAATCATTAATATCTTCTTCGATGCCAAATCTTAGTCGAATAATCTTTTCTTCTTTAGGTGATAAAAGAAGAAGATTGTTTTTAATGATTTGCATTAACTCTTTTCTTTCTAGCGCATCAGCAGGATCTGAAAAAGCGCTATTGTCTGGAAGCTTATTTTTTATTGAAGTTGCTTTTTCGTTGTCTTCGTTGTCATAAGATACTGAAGGTTTGTTTGCTTTTATTGTGTAATTAATCTTATTAACAGACTCGCCTAAAGCAATTGCAACTTCTTCGATATGAGGTTTTTTACCTTTAATTTTTTCAAGCTCAGCAACTTTATTTCTAATTTTTGCATTAAGCATTCTCGAGTGTGTAGGAACTTTAATACTCCCACTTTGCTCGTTAATATATGATAATGCAGCTTGTTTAATCCACCAGCAAGCGTATGTGGAAAACTTATGACCTAAATCAGGATTAAATCTATCAACTGCTTTTAGAAGACCAGTAGTACTTTCTTGAATAAGATCATCAAAGTCAACGTTTTTTCTGTGATATTTTTTTGCAATAGAAATAACTAGTCGATAATTTGATTCAATTAGTTTTCTTCTAGCTTCTAGATCACCGCTCTTTGCTTTCTTAGAAAGTTCAAACTCTTGCCTTTTAGTAAGTAGTGGGTTTTTCTTTATAATTTCACTAAATGCATTATTTAACATAAATTTTTATTCCTTTTTTTGTATATAATAATTAAATGTCAATAATTATTACACGTCTAGGTTCACTTTTTGTTTTTGTATTTTCTTTTATTGGAGGATAATTTTCTATTTCTAGCTGCAAAAAAGGTCTTTCATTTTCTAACTCTAACTTTTTCTTTTCTAAAAGTTCTTCTATAACCATCAAGTCAATTTCAAAGTTTTCCATGATAAACTCCATATGTATTGTATATTAATACATATCATTAGATAACTGAACTAGTTGCACGTCATTACCGTAAGCATTACCTTCATTTAAAACAACACAACCTACACTCATTAATGAGTTTGCAACGCTTACTGCGTTTTCTAGTGCTGTTGCTGTTACTTTCTGTGGATCAATAATACCTTTGTCAATCATATCAATGTAAGTCTCAGTTCTTACATCAAATCCGTGATTAAAGTCAGGAACTTTTTTAATCATCTCTATTATATAGTCAACAGATAAGTCTGCGTTTTTTAATATTTGTCTAAGTGGTGTAATACATGCGTCAGCAAGAATTTTTATTACAGTGCTTTCTAATAAACTGTTTTCTGCATCTAAAGCTTCTGAGTCTCTTAATAGCTTTAGACCAGCTTTTGCTAAGGCAATGCCACCTCCCGGAAGAAATCCACTTTCCATTGCAGCTTTAGTAGCATGAAGTGCATCGTCAATTCTGTCAACTAGCTCCAATAATTCAGACTCAGTGTGTGCTCCAATAGAAAGTACTGCTACAACTCCTTTGTTAATAACAAGTCTTTGTTTTAAATAAGCTTCTTCTTCTTTGGAAATATTCTTATCTTTAAGAAGATTTTCTATACTCTCAAGAGTTTCAATGCTTTCTTTAGACTTGTCAGCTGATCCTGCACATTCAACAAACAATGTTTCATTATGACTAGTTTCAATCTTTTTGCAATTTCCTAAGTCTGAAAGTAGAATATTGTTTACTTCGTTTTCTTCTAAATCAAAATAAACTTTTGTATCTAATGCTGCTGCAAGATCATTAAGAACTTGATTTCTTTTTTCTCCATAGAAAGGTGACCTAACAGCACATATTTGAAGCAAGCCCTTAGAAACGTTTGCTATTAAAGCTTGAATTGCTTCTTGATCATAATCATTTGCAATAATAAACAAAGGCTTTTTTGTTTGATGCGCTTTTTCTAATATTGGTAATATTTGTGTCAAAGAAGTCAATTTTGCGCTAGTAATCAAAACAAGAGGATCTTCTAAAATACATCTGGACTTTACTGTATCTGTCACAAAATAAGGAGAAATATATCCTCGATCTATCTTTACTCCTCTAACTAGCTTAAGCTCTGTACTTGTTGTTTTACTTTTTTCAACTGTGACTAAACCACTTGTACCTACTTCTTCCATTGCGTTAGAAATAAGACCACCAATATAATCATCGCCATTTGCGCTAATAGTTGCAACTTGCTTTATCTCTTCATTAGAAGAAACAGTTTTAGACTTTTCTTTTAAAAATTCTTTAATTACTTCAGACTTTTTCGATAAAAGACTAGTAATCTCTGATGGCGATCCTACTCCTGTTTGCAATGCCTGTGAAGATCTAAAGTATATTTCTTTAGCCAAAACTGTCGCAGTTGTACTTCCGTCACCTGCTACTGTAGCAGTATTTTCTGAAGCTTGTCTTAAAAGCCTTGCGCCTAAAGACTCTACCCTGTCAGAAAGTATAATGTTTTTTGCAACAGTTGCGCCATCTTTTGTAAGATGAGGAGGCTCATTATTTTTTTCAATAAGGACTAATCTCCCTCGAGGCCCCATTGTTGAGCTAACAGCTGCACAAAGTTTTCTTACACCCTCTTTTAGCATGTATTGTGCTTCAGCATTAAAATAAATTAAATCAGACATTTTACCCCTTTAGCAACTGTGTTTTTGTTGTTGATTCTGAAATGTTTGTTGTACTAATAAACCTTGAAACAGTTTCTTTGTTTAGCATTCTTCTCTCTTTTGTTAAAACGTTTTCTGCTAAAATTAAGTCGCCTGATTGTAGTGCAATCTCAGCTTCAGTAATTAAATTGTTTTCTCTTAACACTTTTTGTGTTGTATCTGAATATATCATTTTCTACCTCTCGAATAATTTATCAAATGTGTTTGTGTATTTTTGCCAAGTTTTTTCTTTTGAAATCATTGACTTAAAGTCATATTGCTCAAATACACTTTTTAATTCTTCCCACATATGTGATTTTGGCATGTCAAAATATTTAATATTTTCTGCATCACTTTCTAATGTATGGAGTTTAATCATAAAAACATTTTCTTCTAACTTGTCTTTATAACCTTCAGTTAGAAGAAAATTTTCTAATTCATCTTTGTTTTCACATAGCTTTCTTGCTCTTTTATCACCTATGCCTTTAAAGCCTATAATGTTATCAGAAGCGTCACCTTTTAAAGATTTCCAAAGAACATAGTCATAATCAGGTTTTTCTATGTACTTTTTTCTAACAGGATTATAAAGAGATACGTTTTTACTTATACATTGCATAAAGTCTGTGTCTGATGATATGATTGTTACTTCATTATTTTTTTTATCGTTAACATCAGCAATGTGTCCAATTATATCATCACATTCATAATCGTCATGCTTTACTAATTGTATTGGAAAGTAATTTGTAAGCAAAGAAATAATTGTTTTTCTTTGCAAAGAAAAATTATCTTTGTCATTGTAAGTTCTCTGTCCTTTGTAGTCAGGTTGAACTTCAAGTCTCTTCTTAGGCGCACCTTCTAGAACCAAATAGGCCATGTCAGGATCAAACTTCTCTATTAAAGGTCTTAGACCTCTAAAAAAATTAAATATTGTAGAATGATCACCTTTGTTCATACCGCTATATCTAGCTCTGTAGATTAAGTTATAACCATCAAGAAGTAATATTTTCTTCATTTTTTTTTTGATCCAATTCTTGGTTGTTGATTGTTAAGTTTCCAATTTGTCCATCGCCTAGATCAACTTTAAGAGTTAAATCATCATCAACGTCACTATCAATTATATCATGACTTAAATCTTCTTTACACGCATCAACTAACTCTTGATCCAAAAAATATTTTTTTCTAATGTCGTCAGTTTCAATAAGCATGTTGTCAATTGCAATACTAGCGTTTTTTAGCATATGCTTTTTAACATCTTCTAAATCTGTCCAAACATTTGTCAGTTTACTTAATATAACTTTTTTTTTATTTCCTGGCAGTTCTGCTTTGTATACAGTTTTTTCGCCTTCCAACGTTTTTGTTGTAACTTGCTCTGATATTTTGAGAGGCATTACTTTATGTCTCTCTTCTATTATTGTATATATTAACTGGCCTACTTCGTACATAAAATCTCTCTTTTAATATTATTATATTAAAATATTTTATTTGTACAATTTTATTTTATAGGCTGTAAACCTATTGCAGTTCTTACTTTGTTGTAAGTTTCTTGGTCTAGCTTTTGTTTTAATACAGACATATTAGCTAAAGAATGAGCGATAACTTCTTTTTCTATTTCATTGTCTTCTTCATAAACAGGTCTGACTTCACATATAAACATGCATGAGGGCATTGATCTATCTTTTGGCACGTTAATAAAAGGAAGTCCGCCTGTTAAACCTTTATTGTCTTCTTCGTAAAATATCTCTGGAATCCACTTGTCCAATTTCATTTCTCCTTTTCAATGTCTAGTTTTTCCTTGGGTATTTCTATAGTTTCTGTGTCTGTTTCTTTGCTTTTTTCTTCATCTAAACTATTTATATCTTCATCTAAACTAGATTTTAACTGTTCTATTCTATCTGTATAACTAGTTATTTTATTTTCAATGTCATTTAAGTCATTAATGTCTTTTGTTGCTTTGTCAATTGTATTTTTTATTTTAGCTATTGAATTCTCGCTTAGACCTACGTCTGATAGTTTGTTTTTGTTTTTTCCAACTAAAATTAAAATTTCATCTAAGTCCATCATGTCTTCTTCTATTATTTTTTTTGCATTGTTTATTGATACAGATATCTCAGAAGACAAATTTATCTCTGAAGCAGAAGATTTTATTTTTTCTAAAATTTCAATTATCCCAGTTGATCTAGCAACTTTTTTTTCTTTATCATCTTTTAATTTAGAATCTAACTCAGCCTCTGATTTTTCAACTTCTTTTGTTATTTTTGATGCAAAACCTTGAAGATCCTTCAGTATACCTATATCAATTTTTTCAATTGAGTACTCAAATTGTCTATTAAATAAATCAATTTGCTTGTTAACTTTTTCAATTTTACCACTTAACTCAGCTGAGTTTTCTTTGTTTTCTAATAGAATATTTTTACTTTCTGAAATGTTTATGTCATTTTTTTCGCTAAGTATACTATTAAAAACAACATCAGTTGCTGTATTAATTGCTATAGACACAGAAACAGTAATGTCAGATAATATAGAAAGTATTGATGATCTCATTATATAAAAAGTTGCAAAAGAAAGTGCCATTCCTGACTTTAAATCTTTAACTTTTTCACTACTTACGTCCTCTTCCTCTTCCTCTTCCTCTTCCCCTTCAGCTTCTTTGATTATAGTTTTATTTTTTTTCAATAAAAGACTAAAACCTGAGTTAAGTCTCTCTTCCTCTTCCCCTTCATCATCAGCACTATCTGATAGATTTTCGTTTT